TTAGCTACAGCCGTTTTTAATTCGGTGTAGTTACTAATAGCCATTAGACGTTACGGGCTGAGAAGAATACATTTTGGTTTAAGACCGGATAATTTCTTTGTGTTCGTCCTGCGACGCCAAATGCGTATAACCACATAATTAAATCCTCGTCGGAGTTGTTCTAAGATATTTGTTATCAGGATCGTTGAGATACCTCTTCATAAGATTATGATCTCTCTGTATCTCCCCGTTGGTTTCTTTCATCCATTGATTCCATACATTTAAGGGTATAGAAGCAACCCTTACACCATCACCAGATTTACCTGGAGTAAGTTTACTGCCATAATTATTAAAGGCTTTCTTATTTTCCTCTAGTATAGGCTCGCAATCCTGATATGTGTTTATAGTAAATTCAGTTTCATCAGCGTTTGAATGAAACGTGTCTATTAAGTTAGGATTACCTTTCATGGTAGGTAGTAGCCCGGATCATCACCTTCTACTATCCTGTTCATACGATCTTTGGTAGTTAGCTTCTTTACTGGCTTCTCAGGTTTTTTACTATCCGATTTCTCCATAGCCTTTATAGCCTTCTTCAACTCTGCTTTAGTAACCATGACTATCCCCTAGAGAACCCATTTTTACCCGATGCGCTAACACAAGCGTCAATCATCCTGTCTATAGTGTCGTACTTTTTGCTGCCCTTAGGCTCTTTCGCAACCTTGATTTTCCCTTCTGCATAGGGCGGGGGGTTTGCATTGGGGCCAGCAGCAGTCGCACTGCCCTTGTTGGGCGGTTGTCCAATTTTTGCCATCTTATTTCTCCTGTAAGGCAAAGCCCCCCGAAGGGGGCTATACCAACACTAACTTACTTTACACCTCTCAGCTGACCGTTTCCGTGTCCATTCTTGGCGCGTAAACCATATTCAACAAGCAAGAGTTGCTTCATATTGTCGCCAGATTTGGCAAGAGATTCTGTACGGAAAGGACGCAAATAATCAATAGACCACAGATCGTAGTCAAAGAAATATAAAGTTTCCGCAAGCGAGAAACGATTGGGAACGACCTTGAACGTACCAAAGTCTGTAACCAGAACATCGACTGCGTTTACAGCAGTTACAGCACTGTCCTTAGAACCAGCATCTTTGTACGGCGTGGCAACCACAGAGCCACCAACAGCAGACGAACTTATCGTCTGTTTAGTCGCGGCATCACACATAATGACATCAGGTGTTCCACCCAAATCCCAGATACGTGATACTCCTGCGTTGACACCAGCAAGTGTAATCGCTAGGGTTGCACCAGCAGCAGCAGATGGAGCAGTCGTACCATCCGGGCCGACAGAGCCAGCACCAAGATTAGCTAGACCCGTTAATCTTGGATCACCAGAACCATCATTACTTGCATCTATAACGGTTGAAGCACCCGTAGTAGGCGTACCCATCCACGTACCTACAGAAGCGGTTTTCCGTGCAGTACCAGAAGCGCCGATAGTTTTTATCGTATCATCTAAAAGCATCTTCTCCATATCACGCTTCATTTCTTTAGCGCGTTTGGCTAACTGATAAGCCTGAGTTGATTTTCTACCAGCAAAATCAACAGCTTCGGCGGTTCCTGAACTTGTAACCTGCGTGGCTGAGATTTGACTGAAATTTGTCAAACGTCTTGGCTCTGTCGCAGCAGTGGCAGTGTAGTCGTTACCTTCTTCCTGCCTGTTATTTCCAGCTGCGTTCAACTCGTCTGTTTGCCATTCAAAGGTCGTGTTATCACACGAACCTCTCCCTACACCGCTTATAAACGGCGTATCCATTGGGCTTATGTTGTAGATTATATTACTTAAATCTTCGCGGATTCCTATAGCCCCATAGGTTTCCCTAGTATTTGCGGGAGCTGCCATAGCGTTTCCCTCCTTAGTTAAATGTCTATAAAATCCTCCAACAGCGCAGTCGCATCATTAAGATGTCCGGACTGTTCGAGACGCTTCATTGTTTTTCTACGTTTTGCCGTGTCGTCATCTGATTTGGCCCTAACTGATCCAGCACGAATAACTCTAGGCTTGTTCTTCACCTTCTTTTTGACAACATCAGGAGAAGATGCCTTATCGTACTTCATAGACTTGTATAAAGTGAGAAAGTTACGATGGTCTACAAGACTTTTTATCTCTTCAGGAGTGTATCCTTGAGAGACAGCATAGGCCTTGATCTCCTCTCCAAGAGATTGTCGTTTAGTAGGTTCCGCCCAATCGGGAAGTGCCTCCACCAGTTTCCCATGTTCTTCGTGTACCATCCGTTGATGGGACTCATGGTTGGCAGCATTCTGCGCTGCTACGGCTTCCTTCTGCTGGGCTTCATACCGTTTCAGGTTATCTTGGGTTTCTCTGTACTCATCCCGCTTGGTAACATATTCAAGAGGATTATCGTTTTTGAGTTTTTCCCAATCTATATTAGAGAACTGGTTGAGTTGTCCCAGAGAGCCATCCATAGCAGACTGTAGGGCGTTAACGTAGTATTGTCGTTCTGTACCAATCTGGGCTATTTCAGCCTCCCACTTCTTGTGGAGGTCATCCATGCCACGGCGTTGTTGGGACAGTTCTTGAGTTTTCTTAGTGTAATCTGACTGACGAGAATAGCCTTTCAGTAGTTCGTCAAGGGGTATTGTCTGCTCCTCACCATTAACGGTGACGGCATATAAGTCCTCGCCTTCTGCTTCTGGTTCGTCAGTGTCCTCAGAGGCTTCTTCAACTTCTTCTTCCTCCTCCTCAGACTCCTCCTCCAATGATTCGTCTTCCTCTTCGGGTTGAGACTCTTCAACTTCAGTAGGTTGTGCTTCCTCTTCCTCTGGGGTTTCCTCTTCAGGTTCCAATAGGCTGAGTAATGCCTCTTGTGCTTGAGTAACGCTTCCGTCAAGCGCGGTTATCGGCTGTAATGCCGGGAGCGGGGCTTCTTGCGTATCCGCCATATTAATTCTCCTATAAGTAAGGGTGTTGCTTGTCTAATACCTCAGCCATGTGTCCTGTCTCTATAATAGACTGTATATGACCGTGTATCCTGTCTAGCAGCCTTATTGCTAACCAGATGGATTCTCTCGCATCTATATCAGTGGAGCCACTCTGCTCCCACTGACCTAATAATTCTTTTTTCAGTTCGCTAAACGACTCAATGAATAATGGGTCGTTCATCAGGGCTTTGGCCCTTCTCTCTCTTTCTTCCGGTGTCATGTGTCTCCTATAGCCACGGCTCTATTTTGTTCACGCTCAAGGTTCAATTCCTGTACTTTGAGTTGTGCATCTACTGCGTCTTTTTTAGCCTCCTGCTGAATCTTCTGCATCTTCACCTGAACATCTGCAGCCTTTATTTCAAGTTCCTTTTGTTTAAGCTGCATGTCCATCTGGGCCATCTGTTCTTCTGGAGACGGGCCTTCATCCTGCTGAGGAGGCTGTTGGTCAGGGTCGGTTAAGAAGTCATTAACATTCTGGAAGCCCATATTCTTTAACAGGGCTGCTCCCATGTTGTACATGTTCTTCTCAGTCACTATGCCCAGGCCACCACTAAGTGCCTCTGATGCAAACTGGAGCATGGAGGTAAGATGCATCAACTGCTGGTCTTTGTTACCATGCCCTAACCCAACGGCTACGGTACAGTCCATCTTGTCTCTCCACATATCCGGGCGAACAGGAACCCACTCGTTACGCAGCTTGATGACTCTCTCCTTGTCCTGATTCTTCTGGAGGAGTTCATAGATAGACAGCATAAGTTCTTTTACACCTGTTTCTGCAAAGTTCCTTGCGATAAGTTCTACCCTAGACTGGGCAGCACTCATTACAGAATTAACAGCAGTAGCGGTAGTATGTGAAGTAAGCGCATTATCGTTAAGTCCCTGAGAATACTTGCTTACGCCTGCACGAGACTCTCTTATACCATCAATATACTCAAGCATCTGGAAGGAATATGGTTCCAATGCGGGAGTAGCCAAAGGCATTATGGCATTAGGGGATTTAACTCTAACTACCCCGCCCGGCCTCTGCGTCAAGAGGTCATCCAAGTTTGCTTGGCCTTCCAGAACCGCGTACCTGCCGAAGTTCTGGTTGTACATGTTATCCATGAGATTTCGCAGCAATGTGGATTTAATTAACTGCAAATCCATGACAAGGTCTGCAACAGAAAGGCCAAAGAACTTGTGTGGGATCTTTACTGGGGTGATAGATACAAAGGGTGTGCGATCTATTTCTTCATTGGCTAAAACAACAGAGCCTACGGTACAGACCCTTCTCAGTTCCGTAATGCCATCCCCGTCGAAATCTGTTTTTAGGTAGGACTCATGCAGCCAGTAGGTTCTTAAACCATCTTCTCCGTAGGTTTCATCTCCTCCCCATCCTTCCCAATACTTAGCGGACTTGTCGAACATGTATCTTTCCAACCTTTCTGCTGAGAAAGTTGCCATGTCATCTCCACCGCCCCTCATGTCCTCTACTTCCAGATTCTTGTCAGGGTACATCTCGCGTAACTCAGATAAGGTCTTGATTACTCTGTGACAGACAAATCTAGCGTCAGCAATAGTTTTGGCCTCTCTCGATATAAGAAACTCTGAAGGGGGAACAGGCTCGACCACTACTTTTCCTTTACTCAAGTCCCGCTTGATTACGATATTGTGGCCCTCTGTTATCGCCTGACTGTAGCCCTCATCAGATTCTCCGGGTGGTGTATGCTCTATAACCTCAACATTGGGGTCGTTTAACAAGAGAGCTAATTCATCTTCTGTGAGGTTAGAGTACTCTTCTCGATTCCACTCTTCTGTCTCGTCCCACCATACCTTTACAATACCGTTTTTGCTCAATAAAGCGTCAGTAAACCAAGAATAGAGAATCTCCCATCCG